TAGATATCGAGCTGGTGAACGTGCTCATGTTCTCTTTCAGGGTAATCTGAAGGATGAAGCTCTTCCAATTCATAAGTGTGAGGATCATAAGACACGTGTTTTTACTGCATGTGGCATGGATATGACCATAGTTATGCGAGAAAAATTCTTGAAAGTTACTGAGTTTTTCATGAGAGATAATTTTACCACAGAATGTGCTGTTGGTATGAACTGTTTCTCTGAAGCTTGGACAAAATTGAGAAATTACTTGTGTTTCTTTGGTTTGTCTTGCATTTTTGCAGGTGATTACAGTGCCTTTGATAAGGGTATGCCAGCTATCATGATTTACTACTCTTTTGAAGTTTTGATTGATATCTGTTTGGCTTCTGGTAATTTTGATGAAGATGATATCAAAATTATGCGTGGTATTCAAGCGGACTTATGTCATCCTAATGTTGAACATAATGGAGACGTAGCAATGTTCTTTGGAGGTAACTCCTCTGGACATCCTCTTACAGTGATTATCAATTCCATCGCAAATTGCATTTATATGCGTATGGCGTACGGAAATATTACTAAAGAGCCCTTGAGTACTTTTAAGGACAATGTGCATCTTATGGTGCTTGGTGATGATAACGTTGCAGGAGTGAATCCTGCATTCGAACAATTTAACCATACCACTGTGAGTGCATTCTTTGCTGAAAAAGGACTAGGTTATACTATGGCTGATAAAACGTCAATTAGTGTACCTTTTCTTCACTTAGATGAAATTGATTTCCTGAAGAGGAGATTTATGGCACCGTTGAAAGATGGTTATCCAGTTTCATGTCCTTTGAGCCTTGATAGTGTTTGGAAGATGTTAACAGTTGTGACAGCTTCTAGCGCCATTAGTGCAGAGAAACAGATGGCTGAAATCGTGTTGAGTGCACGTCGTGAATGGGCTATTCATGGAAATGCTGTTTTTAATGAAAACGTTTGTAAATTAGAACAGGCACTTCAAAACAGTCCATATGGTGATGCTATTGAGTTATTTAGAATTCCTCAATCTCACTATTCGTGGGAAGAAACTATAGATTGGATCTATGATGTTGAATTCCCGGCACTGCCTTCCTCTAAACAGAAAGAGGATTAAGTGCAAAGGCTATTATGGTATGTCTGAACCAAAACCATATGCAATATATTGAACACTTATATTATAAATTTCGTAGTATTTTATTATCTTAAAAGAGAAGCGTTTATTGTAAATTAGCCCAGCCTCGTCTGGAACCCCTATTTAGGGGCGTATTGTAGCTTAATACTGATTAAAATACACACTTGTAGAAGATTGAGTTATCTCTGCATTTTATACTGACTTACTAACAATTTAATTATTAAACAAAGAGCGGAATCTCTAAGTAAAAACTATTATGTTGCGTGTGCCAATATTATGGGCGATCATGAAGATATGTCCATGTCACACGAGGATGCAGTTGTCCCCACTAGGGATATTACTGCTGAACAGGGAGACCAATCCCTATCACAAATAGCCACTTTTCTGGAACGTCCAGTATTAGTAAAGACTTATGTGTGGG